CGACTGGCTTCAGTAATTTGGACGAGGCAACAGGCGGCCTGCAACGCGGAAATCTGACAGTGATCGGCGCAAGGCCGGGTATGGGTAAATCGGTCCTTGCTGAAAACATTGCCCGGCACTGCGCGAAAAACGGCCTGTCAGTGCGCTTTCAAAGCTACGAGATGTCAGGTGTGGAGCTAACCCAACGCGGCGCATCTGCTGAATATGCGATTGATTACGGCAGGCTGAAAAAATACCGCATGACACAAACAGAAACAGACAATTTTGCCCTGTATATCAGCAAGGCGAGAAATTGGAAGTTTGTGATTGATACCGAGATGATCGGAATTGATGCAATTGCCGCACGATGCCGATTAGAGAGGCGCAAATCAGGGCTTGACCTGCTTGTTGTAGACCATCTGCACCTGATGCCGCGTAAAGGCGTGAACGAGGTTGCTGAGCTTGATGATATTACAGCACGCCTGAAACGCTTGGCGATGGAATTGCAAATCCATGTCTTGCTGGTTGCCCAATTGAACAGGGCGACTGAAAAGCAAAGCGACAAACGCCCTAGCTTGGCAGACCTTCGAGGAAGTGGCGGCATTGAACAAAACGCAAACTTGGTGCTGATGCCATACCGTGAGGGCTACTACGATTCCGAAGCACCGCAAGGAACGGCGGAATTAATTATTGCGAAGAATCGAG